GCATCATCAAGTGTGATGATTGTATTTTTTGATGATTTAATAATACCTTTTTCAGATTCAATTGTCAATCTGATTAATCCATCGGTTGTAACAACAGACAATATTCTAATATCATTTATTGTGACTGTACCAGTAATGTAATTGATTGTTCCAATTTGTTCATTTATAGTTTGTTTTTCTGCATTGTCATCATAATAAATTGTTCTTAGATAACCAAATCTGCCATCTAATACAGCAATTGCGGAGCCGCCATAACCATCACCACCACTAATCGTAACGATTGCTCTAGTGTAATTAATGCCTCGATTTGTTACTTCAATACCTTGTATTCTTCCATTTACAATTATAGCATTTGCAACTGCACCAGTTCCGTCTCCAGTAATTGTTACTGTTGGTGCTGTTGTGTATCCATTTCCAGCATTTGTAACTTGAATCTCAGAAATGCCTGTAAATGATTCTGGTACTTCTTCGAATAAAACGGTTCTTATTACACCTTCAGAATCAAAAATTCTAAATTCTGAAGAAGTTAATTTATTTGTTGTTGTTCCACGATGCAACAAAGCATTGAAATTAATTGTGTATGTAGTTGATGTACCCAAAGTAGGTTCAAATCTTTTTTGCAATCTCAATACTGTTTCAGAACCAGTAATTGCATTTAAATCAACACCATCAATACTATCTTGTAATTTAGATAATACAAATGTTGAATCAAATTTATTTAAATTGGTATTTCTATAAACCAACACAGCATTTCTAATTGAAGTTTTTATTGCTTCTGGTGTTAATGATGTTTTCTTTTTATCATATTCAACATAGTTTTCAACAAGCAAATACAGAAACTCAGGATTTCTAATCTCTGCACTAACGGCAACAATTGCTTTTGGAGAAATGATTTCATCAATGATTCTTTGTTTCTCTGTTTCAGAAATAAAATAATTTTCTTTTGGTTTTAATGAAATATAAACTTTACCATATGTTGGTGGGATTTCTTCTTCACCACCCCAAACAGATAAAGAATCAATACTAGGATAATTTTTCTTTAGATATGATTCATAGTCTTTAACTGTTACCAATCTGTTTTGTGTAGTGAACTGTGCAGCTGCACCAAACTTAATATCATCAACAGATTCTCTTACTGCACCGCCTGCAGCTGAAGAAACCGGATCAATAACAAAACTTGTAATTGACTCTGCTAAAGAATCTGAAATACCAGAAGTTGCAACATAGTTATTTGCTTTGTTTGCAGCCGTTCCATTTGTTCTTAAATAAGTGACATTGACTATTGCACCATCAGGTAATGATTTACCAACTGCATTATTACCAAAGTAGATTTGATATTTACCAGACTTGTTTTCTTGTAGATAATAAACTTCTGAACTGACACCAACATCTAGGATATCAGAAACTAAATTGTAAACTGTAAGTTGTGTATTTCCAGAGGATGGCGCAACTTGAACTTTAATAGTTGTTGTATCAATGTTTGCATCAGGCAAAGTAAATACTTGTTTTGGATTTGATGCAGAGTTGTGAGTAAATCTATAAGTGGTTAATTGACCCTCATAGATTTCTAAATTTTCAAAATAATAAGTTGAATTTGATTTAGTTACAGTTGTATCTTCTAATACAACAAAGTTATATGGTTTACTATCAATTTGATTTGACAAGAAACCAAATCCAGCTGGTAGTGTTAATGTTCCACTTGTTGATGTTGCTGAGTTTGCCGTAAAATTAATTGTTGCAACGGATGCTCTTGTTGAATGTGGTGTATAACCTAAAGTCTTAGCATGAGAGATAACAGAATCTCTTAATATAGCAGTATCTAAAAATGATTCATTAGCAACCATGTTTAGATAGTAGGCATTGTAATGGGTATTGTAAGCAAGAATATCCAATAGAATATTCAGACCAGAACCTTCAAAGTCATAGTCTGTAAATTCAGATTGTTGGTTTAAAAATGCTTTTAAATTATTCTTGATTGTATCAAAATCAAGTTCGGTAACTCGTAAACGGTCTGCCATATTATCTAATCCGTTCTAGGAAAAAATTAATTGTGATTGGGTCTACACTATTAATAACAAAGAATTCAAGTCTTAGTTTATACCCATTATTGTCTGGATCGGCAATTGCGTTGATTTGATTTACTTGGGCTCTTGGCTCAAAGTTTTCAATTGTCTCTACAACTGCTCTTTCTAATTGTGCTGCTATGATTGTATCAATATTCTCAAATAAAAGTCTGCGAATACTACTGCCAATTTGTGGCCTAAATGGTCTTTCATAATGATTGGTAAGAATTAGATTCTTAACCGAATTGATGATAGCATACTCATTCTTGTGAGTATTGATATCTTTACGGACTGGATGAATGGTAAAATTCAAATCCAAGTCTCTAAAAGTGCGGGATGATTGTATATCTACTTGAGCCATGTTCTATTTATCTAGCCTGCAAAAACATTTCCTGACCCTTGTGCAACAGCTGAACCACATGCCACAGAGTCTCCTATTCTCATTACTGCTTTTCCATTTGCAAAAACTGTACCTGAACCACTAGCTGCCGTGGAATCATGGCACGATGGCCCACAACAATGTGTAACCCAATGGTCACCAACTCTGTGAACTCCTATACCATTAACAAAAACATCACCTGAAGCACCATCGTTGGCTCTTGGTGGAAAACATCCATGGCCGGTGCATTTGTCGCCCAATCTTGTTACAGCTGGCATTATACAAAAGCCTTCAAGGCATCTCTGCCAGCTGAATATTCATTGAATACCGTTTTAGTCAAAGTTAAATCACCTTCCGTTGTCGAAATTGTGTAAGTGACTATGACACTATTCCTAGGGTCAGGCGAGAAGTTGTAGACCTGTCTGGATGCGTCCAACTCGCTAAAATTTTGTGCTACTTGATACTGTTCAATTTTGTCAGATGACCCTCTGGTAATGTGCCTAATTGATTTGTTATCAAATATGTTTATACTATACTTACCTGTAACTGTTACTGTGTTTATAGTATTACTGATGGCAACTCCAAAATCGTTTAAATCTGCCGATACTGAAATTAAATTTCCATTTGCCAAATCATCAAAAGTTACCGTAATAACATCTGTAAAATTGACCTCTACATCCACATTTGGTAGAGTTGTTGGTGATGCTGTTGCCATTAGTTGAAGTCAATCTTAGGTGCTGTTACTTTATAATTTCCGCCAGAATTCCATGTTGTTGTTCCGCCAACTTGCGCTGAGTAATTTCCACCAACTTTCATATCCATGTTACCATCAACTTTCATATCTGCGTTGCCTTTAACATAAATTTCTGCATCACCTTGAACAGTAATGTTGCACTTACCCATAATATAAACATTGTCATCTTTCATTACAATAGAATAGTTATCTTTAGTGATTTTCTCTACTCTACTGCCATCAGGGAACCATTCAATAAAACTACCACTTCTATGAGCAATATGAACTCTCTCGGCACCTGGAGTATCATCGAATTCTAATAGATGCCCTGATTCTGTATCCATAACATTGTTGTATGGATACTTTGTAGAATAAGAAGTTTCTGGTTCATTCCATGTTGATTTTACAGTAGGAACAGAAGTTACTTTATTAGTCTTTCTTTCTTGTATGAAAGTTTCTGTAATGGTATCTGAATCATTTCTTGCAATCCTTGATGTTGATGGTTCATCAAGGAATTTGGGGTAAGATTCTGATTGTGTTTTTTCTTCTATTGATATTCCAGAACCATCAGTTTTGTATGTTTTATTCTTCGGTGTTCTTGGAGAAGATTTTAATTCTGTATCATTTCTAGGATCAGAAAATGCTTTTTGTCTGTCAGCAGATTTTAATGCTATGCCTGGAAGTATTCCCATAACAATTGGTTCTTGTGCATTTTCACCATCAGAGAAGAAACCAACAGCCATATCACCTTCTCTCGGTGAATATACATTAATGTTATTTGTTGGAATCATTGGAGTTGCCCAAGGCAAATCACTGGTTGGTAAATTCATCTTATCATCTGGATGCCAACCAACGGCTCGAACTTTCAAACGACCCATCTTCAATGGATCATTTCTATCTTCTATTATTCCAACCCACCAGATAAAACCATCTTTACCAGCAAAGTTTTTTGTATCTTCCATATTATGTGTATGCTAAAATTGCGTTTGTTTGTTCTGGATTACTTGAAGGTATAAATTCGTTATTTGTAGAAGTAGATGCTACTTCAATAACAGTTTCGTGTTTATCAAATCCAATAATGTGTCTGGTTGCAACAATTAAATATTTACCACTAACACTTGGATCATCATTGTCATCACCATCTTCTTTAATACCTTGAGATGGTGCCATTACATTCACATTGAATCCGGAAGTCAATTGAAAGTTTCCTGGCATTGCAATCTTTAATCTTTTTGCCATTAAATTTGAAAGAATTGATTGTCTTTGAAACAAATAATCTTCAATATTATCGACTTTTGAAATTGATGTTGGATCATTTTTCTTAATATAGTCACTTAACTTTTGAGCTGCGCCAAAAATACTTACTGATTTTTTAGAATCAAATGCTTGTGTGTTTGGTTTACCATCTCTATCGAAAATTTCTGAGAAATCTGGATTCTCATTGGCATTTTTCATTGATGTGTAAACATCACCAAAACTAATTTCTTTTTTGGCAATCTGTCTTGTGATTGGATCGAAACCTAAAAATTGACCAGCGTTTACACCATCTCTTTGTTTTTTGAAACTGTCTGACTGTGAAACAACTTCAAACGCTCTTGCACTACCAATCTCACTAAATGGATTGCCCTGTTTTGTATTCTTTGGCTCAAACTTAATATCCAATAAATCTTCTTGTGTTAATAATGTTGATAATGATGCAAAGTTATATCCAACTATGTTTTGAAAGAACATAAAATTTGGTGCTTGATTAATGTCAACAGCTCTTTTTGCAATCCACTCAATTGCCTCTAGTGGTCTTAAATTTGGAATTGGAAAGTCTCTAATACCACATGAGTTCTCATAAACACCACCAGATTCACCCGCAGGTATCTTCAAATAATTTTCCATTATCTTCTGCACGGCATATGAATAAGTGCCACTATAACTTTGATTGATTTTTTGTCTATCAGAGTAAGTCAATTCATCCGAAGCAAAATGTAAAACATACATTTCACCTGAAGAACCTTCTGCTTTTCTATCGGTCTGTTTTATGATTCTAAATGCCTTTTTAAAGTTTGCAATATCAGAATTTGGATCTTTTGAAATGTCAATCAATATTGATTCTGAACCATCAAAAAACAATTTGCCAGAAAGACCTTGAGCATCTTTAATTAGTATTTTACCATTCATCACAGGCAAAAACAAAGAATCGAAAATATTTAACTCTTCGAAAATATTTGATATGTCAATGTTTCCATTTTTTGTTACAATGACCAATTCATTTATCGAAAACTGCGTTGACTTTTTTACTTCAAATGTCATAATTTAATTACTCGTTTAAATTCTTTTTCAACATCAGGCACAAAATCTTTTTTCAATAACTTAATTGTTCTTTTGTCTTCATTAGTTTCCATCTCATAATCATAGTATGTTTGTTTTTCTTTTGTTATTGTCTGAACTGTTGTTGAACCATCGGCAAGTGTATATGTTGTTGAAGATGTTGTTACATTCGCATAAGTGTTAGCATCAACTTCAATTTTTTCTTCTATTGTTGTTCCCTGAGGTGTCGTATCAGAGGTAACTCTTGTGATAATTTTATAATAAGATTTGACATTATTTGTACTCATCGACCAAGCAAGTCCAGTTTGAACTGTTGTATTGGCAGCACCATTTGCAGTATATTTTGCATCAACAAAATCAATGAATGTTTTATATGGCATTGGCCAATCAAATTGTGGGTCAATAATGTCATTGAACAATAAAACAATCCAATGTCTTTCTGGATTGTCATAATATTTACCAGCAATTATTTCCGGTGTGTCTGACTCTTGTATATCATACTCATAGAAAGCAGAACTATTTTCTTTGAGTTTAGATTCAAAACCAAATCTCGCAATAATATTGGTTACAGTATCTAATCCACCTGTCTTATTATTTGCAGAGTATAATGTTTTTGGAAAGTAATTAAAAAATTTTGCCATTATTATACCTTAGCCTGAGTACCAGAACTTCTGTCGTTTCTAAAATCTGCTTTTGTAAGATATGTAGTTTCTTGGAATTGTAGTGTTACTTGAATTGCAACTGGCATACCTGTTCTACCCAAAGACGGAACATTCTCACCTGGAACTTCATAGGCAGTAAATCCATTTGGTGCATAGTTAACATCCATTGAAACTAATACACAAGTAGAGATTGGTGGAATGTTTGGATTTTGAGAACCAGCATAATAGAATTTAATATCAAACTCTGATGGTGGAACTAAAAATCCTTGTGTATCTTGTATCAATTCTGGTGCTTGATGAAATCTTAATCTCTCAATAATTCTTTGTGCTTCTAATGCTTCTTTTTCATCTCTTGGATAAAAAGTAAAATCAAATTGAAATGTTCTAAAGTTTGGTGACTTATAAATCATCTCAAGCATTGGATTTTGAACTTTACCAGTAACGGCAGTAAATCCAATCTTTGCAGCTTCTGGACTACCAGTAATTTTACCCAAAGTATCAGCGAGTTTTTTACCAAGAACATTTGCACCAGATTTCGCAAGTGAAGCAGCAGCCGCAGAACCACCTTCTGTTTTGTATTCGTCAGCCGCTGATTTTGCCGCTGCCGCAACTTGACCCAACATTTCACCACCTAAACTTAATTGGTCATATGCCTGTTGATAACTATAATTTAAGGTGTCTGGCATATACAATGCAACAGCATCAGTTGTCAACTTAGTTGTTTGTAACAAAGACTTATTTGTAATTTTTTTGATAGATGTATCAATTACTGCTTGAGTTTGAGCTTGAGCACCACCAAATGATACACGAGCTTGAGCAAATAAATTGTTAATACCACCAACCGCACCACCAGCAGCACTACTGACGGCAGATGTAATTCCACTCAATGCACCATTTGTTGCAGAATTAATTTGACCCAATCCACTATTAATCTTACCAAGAATCTCAGAACCAAAATTACTTGCCATACTTTGTGCAGAGGCCGCTGCTTTGTCTATTGAACCAAAAATTTGTGCTTTTGCACCTTCTTGGCTTGCGACACTAGACTTGTCAAATACAGAATCTTCAACAGTTGTACCACCAAATGCGGTTGCTTTCTGCTGACGAATATAGATAACCATATAGTGTGCTTTATCGGCATTACCGATATCTAATGGGTATCTGTATGTGTTTTGTTTAAATTGACTGTCAACTAAATCTGCTAAAGGACCAGTCCTAGCAGAACTGCCTTTATTAAACGATATATCCGAGAGTCCGAAGAGAGCCATATAAATTCCAAATGTTAATTAACTAAGTATATTTATGTCATATAAAGGGTGGTTTACCCCAAAAAATCCAAACAAATATAAAGGCGACAGTAAAAATGTTGTCTATCGCTCATCGTGGGAACTAAGAGTGATGAAATGGTTAGATGAAAACCCATCGGTTATTTGGTGGGCATCTGAAGAACTAATCATCAAATACAAGTCACCAATCGACCAAAAAATGCACAGATATTTTCCTGATTTTATTGTCAGATTAAAACAAAAGACTGGTACAGAATCTACTGTGGTTATTGAGATAAAACCACATAAACAAACTATCAAGCCTGTGCAAAAAAGAAAGACTAACAGATTCTTACAAGAGGCGGCAACTTACGCAATCAATCAAGAAAAGTGGAGAGCCGCAGACTTATTTTGTAAGGAACATGGTTGGCAATTCAAAGTATTAACTGAAAAAGACATTGGCATTTGAGATAAATAGACTATGGCGACAAAAAAACTAATAGACAGAATACAAGAATCTTTGGCAAAAGAGGGATTACAGCCAAGGACTAATGCTGCAAGAACTTGGTTGAGAAGTAAAGTTAAAGATTTAACTCCTTCAAAAACGGCACTCATGCGAGACCAAGAAAGACTAAGAAACAAGTCAATGATTGGTAGAATGTATTTCTACTTCTATGACCCAAAAACAAAAGATAAACTACCATACTATGATAGATTTCCTTTGGTCATTCCAATCGAAAGATATAACGATGGTTTTCTAGGGTTGAACTTACACTATATTCACCCAAAACAAAGATTAATTCTTTTAGATAAACTAAGTGATACTTTAACTAATGACAAATACGATGAGACTTCAAGATTAAGAGTAAGTTATCCATTCTTATCATCCGCCTCAAAAATATTTGAAGCAACACCCTGTATTAAGAGATATTTATTCTCTCATATAGAATCACGATTTTTAGAAATCACCGCAAACGAATGGGATATCGCAGCAATGTTACCAATGGAAAGTTTTGTCGGTGCAAAAACAAGCAGAGTTTACTCTGATTCACGGAAGAAATTCTAATGTCATTCTCACCAAATTTATTTCTCTCTAATGTAAGAGCAAAAGACGGACTTGCAAAACCTTCAAGATTTGAAGTTGTTCTTCCTATTCCTTCTTACATTAATTCTTTCATCGGCAATTCAATATTGGAAAAAATTCTAAATTTTCCAAATTCTATTTTTAGTGATGTTTCAACTGCAATCAACTCTGCATTTGGGCGCCAAGGTGAAAGAGATGAACAATCGAAAACATCAAATTCATCAATGTCAAGGTATCTTGCATTGCAATGTGAATCGGCAGAGTTACCAGGAAAAACATTTCAAACAGCCGATGTAAAGATTTATGGACCAACTTTTAAAGTACCATATCAAACAATGTATGGCGATACAACTTTAACTTTTTTGTGTACCAATGAATTCTATGAAAGAAAACTGTTTGAAAGATGGATGGAAGCAATTCATCCTACAGACACAAACAACATGAGATTTGCTAAAGGCGCACAATCAAGATACATGACAAATATTAAAATTATACAGTATGATGACTTTATTAAACAGATTCATGCTGTAGAAATGATTGATGCTTTTCCAATTGGAATTGCATCACAAGCGTTAAATTGGGGTGAAGATGGTTTTCACAGACTAAGCATTCAATTTGCGTACCAGAAGTATAGAACAGTTTACGATGGATCATACGATATTGGCGCAGCTGCATCAGCACTATTTGGGGCAGCAGGCGCAAGATTATTACCATTTGGCAGAGCGATTTAAATTATTTTTTTATTAACACAACGAAAGCGAGAATATAATGTTACCTAAGTTAGATGTACCAATTTATGAAGTTACTTTAATCTCAACAGGAAAACCTGTTAGATTTAGACCATTTTTGGTAAAAGAACAAAAACTATTTTTGATGGCAGCTGAATCAGATGACCAAAAAGAAACAGTTAATGTTATCCGTCAAGTATTAAAGAATTGCATTTTAGATGAAATCGATGTTGATAATTTACCAACATTTGATTTGGAATATTTGTTTATGAATCTAAGAGCAAGGTCAGTAGAAGAGATTGTTGATTTGAAATACAAGTGCAACAATACTGTTAAAGATGAAACTGGTGAAGATAAGAAGTGTAGTGGTTCTGTTGAGTTTAAGTTAAATTTACTTGAAGTTCAACCTACAAAGAATCCTGACCATGTTAACAAAATTCAATTATCAGACAATCTTGGTATTTGTTTAAAGTATCCTACTTTTGAAATGATTCAGAAGTATGAGGCAATGAACGAGAATGATGTTATGTTGAATGTATTGATGGATTGTGTAGATTACATTT